GATTGCTACAAAATAGGTGTAGTACACCACCCAGCATCCTAAGCTTCCAGTCCTACTGTTGGATTGTGTGTAAATCAACTTTGATCTGCTTCTTTTGCACTTTATTGTCCATCTGAAGCCATGTTCTCCTGTGTTAAGCGTTGGCGAGCACAGAAAGTCGAAAATCCGAAGTTCTCTGACATTTATGTTAGGGATAATCGGAAAACAAAGTTGTTGGCATTGTTGTACCTTGGGCTTTTCGCCGGAGCGTACACTTTGCAAGTGGAAATCAACACCCCTGAGGGTGTGCAAAGCTTGAATGAATTTATCAAGCTCAAATCCCAGTCTTCGACAGTCACAAGCTGGCTTTACGCCAGTATTGAGCTGTCCGTCCTTGCTGCTGTCGCCGTTGGTGGCAGTATGTACGGCTATGCCTGTTTCTTTTTCAGGCGTATGTCACAGACATGGGTTGGGCAGTTTTGGATGGCCTTTTGGCCTATTCAGGTTTTGCTTGGATGCTTCGAGCGCCTCTCACGTCTTCGGCTTGTGCCGTTCTTAAGTGACGAAGATCAGGTTTGGATGTTGTTCTTATACCTGTATGCAGTAGTCCACGTGGGGTGGCGTTTGAAAACGAGGCAGCAGCGTTGCTCCCAGCGATGGGAGAAAATTTTAAATGACGCTGCTCAGAGCAATCAGGTGCTTTCAACCATCTGCAATGACAAGGGTTTGACACCCGCGCCATCGATGGGCTTAGATGTGTTTTCATTCACACATCTTGGTGTCACTTCGTATTATCGGGTGACCAATTTGCAAATGAAGCAGCCTGTGAGCTTCAAGGGAGAGAACAGTGGAAAGCCCGTTAATGGTAACGGTTGGCTTACGTACAATTTGGAAAGGTACAATCCTGAGAAGACCGGCTTGCCGTGTCATACTACGGCTCAGGATAAGCCACCAGAGGTTTTGCCTACGGCAGAATGTTACACCGCTGATCACGTCCGCTACAATGATTCAGCCATAGCCGAGATCTTTGCCCAAAAGTGTACCTTCACTATATGGGCACCGAGATGGGCTGGAGGCTACATTGCAGAAAAGTGCCTGGACCAGGCGAACTACTATAAATTTGTTGTCCTCAACAAATTTCAGTCCGCCAAGCAGGCATTCCCTGGCGTCGATGCACACTGCATTGAAGCGTGTTGCCATTCCATGGCTCAACTCTATGAGTGCGATTGGGATGATTTATTTGTCACGCCGGGGTACGGAGAAGGTGTTCAGTGGAACCAAAAGGTCCCGCTGTTGCTGATCGCAAAGGACACTAATCACCCTTTGCCTTCGGTCGAAGACTTCATGTGGCTTCGCCCTCCCGATCGAGAAACTGTGAATGCACTCGCGCGGCCGAAGTGTACACTCCCCAAGCCACATCGTTTCTTGGACGATTTGGTGATCTTTAGTCTGAATTGGCACTGGTCTAAGCTGGCCGGTGTCAAGGCTGCTAAATTTAAACCTTGTCTCACGCCAGGTGCAGAACTTGGCTGGCGCTGTGTTGACAATGACCATCCCGGTACAGAGGGGTGGGTCACAGGCACAGTGTTCCCTGACATATTGCCCAAACGCGCCTTCGGGTGCACATTTCACTCAATTTCCACCGGCGGTGGGGGCTCGTCCTGTATCGCATTTTCCAGGAATGGAGAGGTCGGTGTGATGAATAACGGCACTGTCGGGGAGGACGGCACTTCAATTGAGTTTCCAAACATTGGAGCTACCTGCGAAGCGATGAATGCTCTCTTCAAGAAGTTTGAAGGAAGGGAGTGGCGACCAGCATACGCCCGCGCTTTCCAGGCTAAGCTAGCTGAAGAGGTTTCATTGGTCGAGAAGATGATGGACCTTGAAGAAGCTTGTCCCAACATGATTATCGAGGCTCCAGAGGACCGTGTTATTGAGTTTCCTCTTGTTGATCCAACTGCAGAAGGGCCACAGTCTCGTGCAGAAGGGCCACAGTCTCGTATGGTGGGCAATGCCAATGTTGGTAAAATGGCTCATAGTGTCTTTGCCAAGGCCTTCAAAGAAACAGCTAGAAACTGTAGGAAGAACAACCCTGGCAAGAAGGTTGATAAGAAGCAGTTGTTGGCTCTGATCTACGCTGGGTTCAAAGGCGCAGACGGAGACTACGACGATGAACTTGCTGAACAGCAAGAGTGGGAGGACATTGAGTGGGAAGATTGCCATGAGAGAATGTATGGCGATGAGTCCGGCCAACAGTTCAATCGACAAGACGGAGGTCTTATGGACTGGTCATCTACTTGGACTCCTAAAGGCGAGGTGTTTGTCACCATTTTCGAGCGATTGCTGTATCCCAACTACCGCAGGGACAAAGCATGTCGCATAATCCAACGAGCTTTCCGCCAAGTTGGACGCTGGCGCCTCCGGCGCAAGCGTATGACTCAGATGTTAATTGGTGTTGACTGTCTGAGTTCACCTGCAGCTCCTGAGCCTGAGTTATCACCTGACACTGATTATGTTGATCTCATGGCCATGGATGATTGGCATGGACCTGCTGTTGCTGAGTCTCCAGGCATTGTACTTGTGAGCAAGCCACCAGGTCTATCTCGTCATGCTACCCCTTTTACGCCATTTAGTGAGGACACTCACAGGCTTAGGGATTATACTGACGGGACTTGCACGTTTGTGAATGGCAAGCTTAACACGCTTGACACTCCACTTGCAGTGCCATCTTATTCTAGGAAGCTGTACAAAGCCCCTAGGGCACAAACTTTTTGTTCTAAAACTGATTACTGCTGTGACCGGCCTTCCCGAGAGGCCAAGCGCCGCTGGCGCAAGAAAGCACAGAAGAATGCTGAGAGGTCTCAGCCACATGGCTGGGACATCTGGGAGAAGCCTCCATATCCTACGGAGGGTTTATTTTCGTGGGATCGTATTAATGTCATGCTGTCACTTGAGGAATGCACTTTGCGGCAGAAATCAGCTGACGAGACAGAGTGGAGGCTTAATGGTTCACTTCTCGGTCCAATCGCTGAGTCTACAGACCCAGCGGTTGTAGGAGATGGTGTCCCTGATCCTAAAGAGCTGGAAATGTTGCTGCCACGCCTTCTTGAGTACGACTCTTCTATCTACAAAGAGCGCGCTCAAGACCTTGACTCCTCTGTGTTTCGCTCTGTGAGTGATGAGGAGTTGGCAGAGTTCGACAGTCGGTGGGATGAACTCATTGCATCCAACCCTGACGAAATGTCTATTCGTGAGTTCTGTGACTTTTGGACAGGCTACGAGTACAAGGGACACTTGCGTGATTCCAAGGCATTCCAGACTTTCTTGGCTGAGTACTATTGGTACGTCCCCTCGAAGCAGAAGTTCAAGGGTGCGGTTTCTAAGCATTTGCGATTCGTTGGTCGAACACCGTACCAACGCCATGCGAAGGAGTCCGCTGCCCTCACTAATCCGCCTTCCAACAAACACTTCGAGAAGTGGGCAGACAAGTATGGTGTATGGGAGAAACCTTCTGAGGAGTATCCGCAAGGCCGTTCGGCCGGAATCTTTCCTCCCAGTGGGTCTACAGCAGAGCATGCTTCTTTGATCCAGCAGCTGGACACTAAGTTTGAACATTTGAGGAAAGCAGAGTACGACAGTGCTGCGCTCGACGCCTTTGCAGCAGGCTTCCCTGCTGCAATCTTCCCAACTGCCATGACTATGAAGGGCCTCTTGCGAGAGGTTTTCCAGAACATGGACGCGCAAACAAGCGCTGCGTGGTCTAAAATCACAGGCCACGCAGACAAAGGCGATTGGTATTCAGACCGCCGTAGTATTATGGCTCTGTACCTTCAGATCGTCCTCTACATCGTCACTGATCACTACACTCTCAAAGAGTGGACGCCCCTGCAGAAATTCGACGCAGGGATGCTGACACCAGAAGAGAGTTTTATAAAGCGTGAGGTGCACAAGAGGAAGAAGTCTGACACCAATCGCTGGCGGCTTATTTGGCACTGCTCCGCTGCAGCAGATGCCTTGTGCCGCTTCTTTCATCATGTCCAGAACAAGCTCGAGATCACGATGTACCAGAACGGGTTGACGCATACGAAGGCGTTTCCCACATTCTGTTCATGTTCGGGCATGGGGCATGACGACGCGTCAATAGCCGACACGTGCGAAGCGATGGATCGCATGCTGGGCGGCACAAAAGTGCGGACGCACAACGGCGTTGCTCTCGATGCTAAGAGTTGGGACATCGCTGTATCTGCCGCCTTGCTTATGGCTGACGCCTGGCGTCGGCATAGCTTGGCTTTGGCAGGAGGCTGGCCAGAGAACTATGCGTACGGCATATTGAATCTCGGCCTGGTCATCTCATCTCACTTGATCGTTATTGGTTGTGACATATTTGAAGTTGACCTTTTAGGCATTGTGCCTTCAGGGTACCCCTCCACCACATCAAGCAACTGCTTCATGAGGGGCTTCGCGCACTCCCATCCGTTTCAAGTGTTCGAGCGTCGCTTTGGCCTGTCACTCACCATGGGTGATGACTGCCATGGCAAGGATACGCTCCGTGAAGAGCATAGGCAAAACTGGCACGATCTCGGTCTTGTGATCGTGGATCCTGGCGAGCGTATAGGACTCGATGAGAAGGTTTCTTTTACCTCTCACGAGTACGACATCGACCAGTGCACCGCGGTCTTTGACAACGGCCAGAAGCTGTTATTGCGTCTGGCCCTGACATCCCAGGTGCCTCTCACGAGAGACCAGGCCACTGGCATTCGCTTCGCAGTCCGCAACACTTCTGGTCTGCGCGAGGAAGTTGACGACTTCATCCATGAGATCAATCCTGACTGGGTAAAGATTGATGTCCGTGGAGGGGTCTTCGGCTTCGACCCGAGGACCGTCTTTTAGACTCCTCGGTGAATTAAGGTGTGTCCGCCCTGCCTTTGTACATAGGCGGAAGTTTTGCTTTATCTTTTCTTCCACGAGTTACGTGGGAGTTTTTGTAGTACATACATGTAGTAAGTAATAGTACATTGGGTTGGTGGGAGG